CACCGAGTGGTGAAATGTACCCATCGGTGACTACTGTTTTGGCAGATTACAATAAGAAGGCCATTATGGAATGGCGCCAGCGTGTCGGTGCGGAAGAAGCAAATAAGATTGCTACACGTGCTTCAAATCGTGGTACTAAATTGCACAGTTTATGTGAAACTTATTTATTGGGTGAATTGTCACCTAAAAAAGTAGCATCAATGATGCCATTAGACAAAATGATGTTTAAGCAATTGCGGCCGAAGTTGGATGAGTTTGTGGATAATATCTATTGTCTTGAACAGGCGTTATATAGTCACCAGCTAAGAATGGCAGGTCGTGTGGATTTAATTGCTGAGTGGGATAATGAATTAGCAGTTATTGACTTCAAATCCTCTACACGTGAAAAGAGTGAAGACAAGATTCAAAATTACTTTATGCAATGTACCGCATATGCACTAATGTTTGAAGAAATTACAGGTAAAACTATAAATAAGATTGTGGTAGCTATTGCAACCGAAGAAGAAGTACCACAAATTTTTATTAAAGACAAATCGAATTATATTAACAGTTTAAATACATACATACAAAATTACTGGGATAAAAGATGAAAATATATATTGGTCCTTACAGAGATTGGATTGGTCCTTATCAGATAGCAGATAAACTATTTTTCTGGTTATCAAAAGATAAACGTTTTGAAATTGGCGGGTGGCTGGCTGGACCAGATGGCAAAGATACGTGGTTACAAAAAGTCTGCGTTTGGGTAGAAAGTCATAAAAAACGCAAAGTGAAAATTCGTATTGATAAGTACGATACATGGTCAATGGATCATACCCTTGCATTGATTATTTTGCCAATGTTGAAACAGTTACATAAAACAAAACATGGTGCTCCTTGTGTTGATGATGAAGATGTACCAGAAGGCCTTGGTTTACGCAGCACCGAAGCACCAGCAAAAGAAAACGATTATGATATTGATGACAATCATTTCAAACGTTGGGATTGGGTACTTGAGGAAATGATTCAAGCATTCGAATGCAAGAATAATGAGGATTGGTCTGAGAAGTATTGGACTGGTACAAGTAAAATTGAATGGCAAGATGCTGACTCGGAATACGGTGGTAAAAATTGCAAAAAAATGGTAGAGTTAGGTGACCGAAAATGCGATTGGGATGCATACAGAGCACACGAAGAACGAAACAAGAATGGTTTTAGATTATTTGGAAAGTATTATCAAGCCCTATGGGATTGATTTGACTAAATAGTACATCACATTTAAACATACAACAAAATGACTATTAAATCATTCAATCAAGGTTCATTATCTTTGAGTGAAATTCAAGCAGAATTTGGCGGCTCTAATCCAATTGGCTTGAATGAATACTATGCTGGCGGTGGTTTAGTAAATTCAGGAACAGTTGGTTATCCAAGTGGTTCAGCAGTTTCTATTCCTTCCAGTGGTGCAATCTCAATTAGTAATTTCTATGGTGCATCAGCTGAGCCTAACGCTGTTGCTTTGGCAAATTATTTCTGGAACAATCGTTCCAATTTAGTTAGATATGGTGAAGGTACAGGTCAACTAAGTTATTATCCTGGTGATAATTATAATAGAAACCATCCCAATTTTAGATATTCAACTTCTGCTGTTAATTCATGGTCATATTCAAATGGTGGTTTACCATTGAGTAGTATGTTCTACACCATGGTTAGTATTGCATCTGGTGGAATTGGTAATTATCCAACAATATCACCATCTACAAATTCTGGCACTTTATTACATGATTTCGGTCCTTTCACCTATGTTGGTGATGGCGCACAACCCACACCTGTTGGTAATGGATTTGGTATAACTGTTAAAACACAAACTTTTGTTGCACAGGTTAATTCAGTAACAAGTAATTCAATAACTTTCTCTAGTGGCGGTGGAAACAGAGGAACATGGACTTATTCATTCTTGATTCCTGGCAAATGGGCGTTTGAAGGTGGACAGGGACAAATTAATTTTGATGGTTACAACTATTCAAGAACGGTGGCTGCTGGTAAAATGCACGTTATGATTGTTGAACGTGGTGGAGATTATAATAATCCATTGCCACAACCAAGTGGTGCAGCAAACGTTATAACTGCAGACCATTGGTGGTATAATGGTTCGAGTGTACAACTTGTGGTGAACACTAGTTCATCTGCAATAAATCCAAGTTGGCCTGCTTCCGGTCCAATTATTGGAGAAACGCCAATTATTGGTGCTATATTAACAACTTTCTAATAATAAAATAAAATGAACGATTTTCAATTTATCAAAGTAAACGAAGATTCCACAATCAAAGTGGAATACAGAACAACAAATTATACTAATATTTCTAATCCTGATGGTTTAACGGGACAAGAATTAATTGCGTTTGTTTCTGAAAAAATAACTGAACTTTCCGCTGATGATGTTATCATTAATCCAGAAAATGATATTCTCATAACATTAGGTATTGAAGAACCTATCCGTGAAATGCTTATCATGGAAGTAGTAGAAAATGTAATACCAACAACAGAATGAATAGTAGTAAACTGATTTTTTGAAAAGTGTCTTGGACGGGGGTGCGATTCCCCCCAAGTCCACCATAAGAATTTAGGTCTGCGCCGTGCGATAATGAAGATGACTAAGGGATCACGGACATCCAGATAATCTAAACCAAAATTCTTATGGTGGGCTTGAACAGTTTCGACAGGGCAACAAGTACAAAAATTGGCTACTCGTCAGAGTTGACGTTAACACTAAAACAAAAAATAACTGCAAACGATGAAAAGTTCGCATTGGCAGCCTAAACGCTGACTAGGGTTTCAGTTGGTTTCCTCGTAACAGAATAACCAACTACATTACACTCATCACACAAGGAGAATACCATGAGTAACATGACACCATTCGAGATCCGTCTCGAACTTCTAAAACTTTCTAAAGACATGCTCGAACAAGAGTATATGTCTAAACGGGAAGTTGCACATAATAACTGGCAGGTAGCGTCCGAGAATGCTCGCACTCAAGGACAACAGTTACCAACACAACCAGAATATTCACTATTCCCATCGGAACAAGAAATCATTAATAAGGCGCAAGCTTTAAATGGTTTCGTTTCGAACATTTCTGAACCTACCAAGGTTACTAAGAAGTCGTAAGGGAAAGATAGGCTTCGGCCTATCGCACACACAGAAAGGAACCAAATGCAAAGTAGGATTGTACTTTTAAGTGCATTTTTATCAAGTATTATTTTAATGTTAGCTTCAATCAATGTTGATATACACAACATTATGCCAATCAAGGCAAGCTATCAGTCTCTATCAAAAGAGGCACAAAAACACGTGACATGTCTGGCGGAAAATATCTATTTCGAGTCGGCACATGAACCCGTTACTGGCCAAATGGCTGTTGCGTTTGTTACGTTGAATCGTGTACAAACCGGCAACTATGCTAGTAATATTTGCGATGTAGTAACCCAAAAGACCGGTAACACTTGCCAATTTTCTTGGTATTGTGATTCCTTATTTACCTCAAAACGGTTGACAATCAAGAGTACAAAGTTGTATAATGACATTAGAGAGTTAGCAACTAACCTGTACATCAATTTTGATCGGATGGAGGATGTTACAAATGGTGCGACATATTATCATGCAGATTATGTTAATCCAAATTGGACAAAACTACAAAAGGAGACTAAAATTGGCAGGCATATTTTCTACAAAAGCAAAGGTGACAAAATTGACCGAACAAAAGGAGTTATTTAATATGAACAAAGACCTTATCACTATATGTGTTTCTATAACAATCGTATTGTGTACCACAATCGTTGGAGGATTCATGTATAATTTAAACGACCGTAACAACATGGCAAAAAACATCGAAGCCGCTATTACAAAAGGCGTTGATCCATTGTCTGTTAAGTGTGCATATGAAACTGGTGCTAATCCCGTTTGTATCACGATGGCGGCAACAAAAAAATAATTTAGGAGTATATTATGGCAGTGAAACAATTTAGCATTAACCAAATCTCTAATGAAGCAGACCGCAAGAAATTGTTAGATGCTGTACAAGAGTGTTCAAATTCAATGACACGAATGGACGGAGAAAAAGACTTCATTAAAGAAGCAGTGAAAAAAGTTTCAGATGATTTGAAATTGCCTAAACAGGTCGTTCAGCGTTTGGTCAAAGTTTATCATAAGCAAAACTATGATGAAGAAGTGGCTACGCACGAACAATTTGAACAGTTGTACGAAACGATTGTGAAATAATGCCAACTAAAGAAGAAATGAAGACGTTTTCTGTGGAGATTGATAGATTCGTCTCCGAAAGAAACATCAATCATCTTGAAGCTATAGTTGAGTATTGTGCAGAAACGGGTCTTGAAACGGAAGTCGCCGCAACATTAATTAATTCGAATTTAAAATCGAAAATTGAGTTGTTGGCTTCCGATTTGAATATGCTGAAAGTGAAGAAATCTCGTTTACCCATATGACTGGTTATGAAACATTTGCGTTATTCAATTCATTAAAATTGCACTTCAACCGAGAATCTTACGATTACTTTAAATACAATGGTAAGAGTAATATCTCAGTTGATGCATTTGAGAATAGGCGTGACAAATACCACTTTCACAAGTTGTCTAGGAAGTACACAAGCAAGGAAGACATGGAATTATTTTTCGTGGCCAACTTGGTTGAGAAACCTAACACTTGGGCTGGTGATTTGTTAACTGAAGAAGCAGATATTAATTACAAGACTCATCAAAAGGTGTTACAATCACTATCGTACTTTTTCGAAAATGATTGCCACGTACTATTTGATGGCTGCGACAATCCAAACGATTTGTTCAAAGTGAATGACGGTGACTATCCTGTGATATTACGTAAGACTATGCAGAAGGTTACACAAATTGAAACTTTGTGCATACTCAATAAGATACTTGGTTTTGAACCTAACTGGAATGCACGGATTGCCGATACTATTCGGTGGCCAGAATTTCGGTTAAGATTGCTCAAGTATGCCACATTTCTGCCACAAGATGTGTTAAAATATAAACTTATTCTAAAGAAGATGATATGATAAAGAAAATCTACCTCGATATGGACGGCGTTCTGTGTAACTTTGAACGCCGGTACCTTGAACTATATGATGAGTTACCTGGTTCTATGCGGGATCGGAAAGACTTTAATGTGAATTGGGATCATTTTGTGCAATCGGAACAATTTAAAACATTGGACTGGTGGACAGGTGGTCGAGACTTGCTGACGTACATTACACAATATCAACATGAAAATGAAGTCGAGGTAGAGATTCTTTCATCTTCTGGTGGTCAAAAATATCACCGAGAAGTTGCTGAGCAAAAAATTGAATGGTTGCGTGATAAAGGCATTCCATTCAAAGCCAATATTGTTTCTGGACGTAAAGCGAAAGCCGAATATGCCACACCAGAATCGGTATTGATTGATGATACACATGATGTTATACAGGGGTTTATCGCCGCTGGTGGTATCGGTGTACATCACAAAGATATAGGTAATACTTTAATGATGTTGGATAAACTTCTGGACAGGTCGCCTATATAAGTCTATATTATGATAATGTGGACAAAAAAACTATACAACGTAATACAAATTATACAAGGAAATATATATGAGTTCATTTGCAAATCTTAAACGCAATCGTGACAATTTCGACAAGTTGTCAAAAGCGATTGAAGCAACCGGCACTCCCGCAGAAGCTGGTTCTAAAGATGACACCCGATTCTGGCAACCAGAAGTTGATAAGGCTGGCAACGGCATGGCAGTAATTCGTTTCTTGCCAAGTCCTGCTATCGATGGTGATGATGCTTTGCCATGGGTTAGAGTATTCACACACGGATTTCAGGGACCTGGAGGTTGGTTCATTGATAACTGTTTGACTACTTTGAATGATAAGTGTCCTGTGTGCGAACACAACAACACACTTTGGAATTCTGGTATCGAAGCCAACAAAGATATCGCACGTAAACAAAAACGTAAACTAACTTACATGGCAAATATTTTGGTCGTTTCTGACCCAAGTAATCCATCTAACGAAGGACAAGTTCGCTTGTTCAAATTCGGTAAGAAGATTTTCGACAAAGTTAATGAAGCGATGAATCCCGAATTCGCTGATGAAACACCTATCAACCCATTTGATCTATGGGAAGGTGCTAACTTCAAGTTGAAGATTCGTAATGTTGAAGGCTATCGTAATTATGACAAATCAGAATTTGCTAGCAAGTCTGCCTTGTCTGAAGATGATGCTGAGTTGGAAACAATTTGGAAGAAAGAATATTCTCTCAAAGAATTCACTGAACCAAAGTTGTTTAAACCATACAACCAATTGAAGACTCGTTTGGATAAAGTATTAGGATTTGAAGGCATTGCACCTTCAACTACTGCTGAATCTATCGACCTCTCACCACCTGCAGCTAAGTTTGCACCACGTTCAACACCAGTTGACATTGGTGGAGATGATGACTTGGAATATTTCAAGTCTCTTGCTGAAGAATAAACTCTCTTTATTGAACGTTTAGACCCCGCCTAGTGCGGGGTTTTTTATGCTCCCATGCCAGCTGGATTTAGAATACTTGTGCCAAAAAGATCCATCCAAGGATCAAGATTGTGAACTGAAGCCACCGGAGTTTTTGCTGATGATTGTGTTTGTGGTGTAGCTGCTTGTTGATTAATTACAACTGGTGCTGATTGCGCTGGTGCTGCAGATTGCCTATTTAAATCTGCAGACGCTACGCTTGAACTATTTAATTTTGTGCCTGTTTTTGGTCGATACATATTTTCTGCAAAAACTGTGCCACCAACTTGTTGGCCGCCAGACGCCAATAATTTATCCAACCAAGCAGTATTCGTACCTTCTTTGTAAGCTGCACGATTGGCGGCAGTGAATGAATCTAAACTTGTTGAAATACCACCTAAAGATTCGGTACTCTTAATCAACATGCCCATGGTTTTTTCATTACCAAAAGGTCCTTGTTTAAACATTGGACTTGGACTTGGATTCTTTGACGTACCAGTCACCGCTTGGAATTGATTCTTCTCTGTTAATACGTCACTTATGCTTTTGCCTGAATTTCTACTTCTATTCAAAATGACTGCCATCACATTGGCATACTCCTGTTCATTTCTACTTGATTCGGCATAGACTGCTCTCAATAGTAAGTCCCACTCTGAAGAATTAATACCTCTACCCAAATATTCTTCAGCTTTCATTCGTGCTTCATCTGAAGTTGTAACTTTCGTTGGTGTGGTGGAAACATTATCCATTTTCCTCACTTGCAATCTGGCAGCAGAAGCTCTTTCCTCATTGGCTTTCAATTCCGTTGATGCTGAACCAACAGAAATTGTTTTCTTATTTTGAGCATCAGCTTCTGCAATTAATCTTTGCAATTCTTCTTTTGTTTTTACACCACCAACTAAAGAACCATCAGTTAATCTTTTTGCACCAGTATAAAGTTGCACATCTTCATTACTTCCTGATTTTGCAATATCTCTTAGTCCTTGATTGATGGTGGTTGAAGTAGCAACTGAAGCTGCATTAGCACCCTTGCTTCCTCTCCCATCTTCAATTCTTGCATTTACTTGTTCTGGAGTATTTTGGATTGTATTTGCTTCATCTATTTTACTTTTAATCCAAGCAACAAATGCCGCACTACCAAGTAACGCTAAAACAGCAGGACTTGTAATGGAGGTAACCAATGTTCCTAGTTTAGATAAGGCATTCATACCAATTCCCATGAGTTTTATCAAACTTTCGGCTGAGAATATATTCATCAATATTCCTGGAATACTCGATAACGCAGACGTTACGGCACCAACAATCATTGTACCAATACCAGCTAAAGGTCCCAAAATTGACATAACACCACTAGACTCCTTTTCATTTTTTTGAATAGGCGTTGGTGACACAGAACCCGTCGCACTTCTATTCAATTTTCTTTCATATTCAGATTCACGCTGTGCGGCATTCTTAAAGAACATATCAGCACCACGTGAGGCTTTACCGCCACCCATTGTAACCAATTTCATTATGTTCTGACGCATGACATTCATATCTCTTGCCATTGCGTTATTGTTCATCGTATTCTTACCAATCAACTTCAAATGAGTTTCTTGCTTGGTAGATGATTGTAATAACTGACTTAGTGCTTCAGTTTGTAACGTGGGTGTTGTTACTGATTCGGATGCAAGACGTTTGCCAGTTACCGCAGTTTTAGGTGTTGCTGAATAACCTTTACCAAATATTTTTTGGCCAGTTAATGAAAAGACAGATTCTTTACCACCAAAAAGAATATTTCGTGGATCAACTCTTTCGGCAACAGATTTCATAGCTGACGAACCCAATGAACTGAGTACACCAGAACCTTTTAATTGTTCTTTATAAATGTCTTTAAATTTTGAGTAAGCCATTTTTTATTTTTTTCTCTGTAAAATTTGTTGTTTTAATTTTTCATTTTCTTCATCAATAAAATTTAATAACATAGTAACATAAATGCTTCTTTCCCACGGCATCATGTTGTTCAAATCATCCAAACTATATTTGTGGTGTTGCATAAGGGCAAAGTTTGTTTGATAATGATTTGACAGGTTCTCATAACGAAATATCACACGAAAAAACTTTGAATTCCTTCCAACACCAAATCCTCTTCATAGTCACATTTCTGGCACTTGAATTTTAAAGGTTTAGTTAATTTAGGAATAGTTTCAAAGAATTTTTGTATTAAATTGAACTGATCTCTAGTTAGACTATCAACAAAATCAATCAATTCTTGTTCACTAATATCTTTAGATTTATAAATGGAATCTTCATCGTAAATGTAATCAATACAAGAAATGATAGTTTTTTCCAACATGTTTTGTTCAGGTAAACCAGAAATACTCTCAATCAATTTGAAATCTGGATACTTCATAACAACACCAAGTTTAGGTGTTAATGTTATTTTATTGGTGTGTTCTGGTAAAACAACAGGTTCAACTTCTAATGCACTGAAGTTTACCTTTACAATATTGCCGCATTGGTGCATTTCATTTTCGGCATTTGCATCGGGAACTTGATTGTTGCATTTGTATTGTATGTCGATGTTTTCACCAACAGAACGTGCTCTCAGTTGAAGGAAAAAGTATTCTAAGTCTAAGACTGGCAACTTCTCTACATCAACTTCACTCAAGCAACAATTGTTTACGATTTGTTTAATGGCCAAGATAACTGATGATTCATCTTCAGATTCCATGGCCATTAACAGTATTTTTTCTTCCTTCACTAAAAAAGGTCTAAATTTTATCTTCTGTTTTGATAACGGTAAAGTTATTTCATATAACGGTGTATCAATCTTAGGTAACATTCTATCTCCATTTTAAATTAAATTCTATTTCCAAAAATCGTGGATGCTGCCCATGAACCAAATATGGATGCAGCTGCCTCTTTCAAATCATAGGTGCCTTCGTAAATTGTTCTGTACTTTTGATAAGTAAATTGAACATTCAATCTGTGAAAGTTGTCGTCAGACCAAGACAGTGGTTGAGATGATATTCCAATTGGGAAAGCATCAATCAATTCGACCGCATAAATTTGTTTAATGAAATCATCGTATTGGATAATTTTAATGTTTGTCAGATATCTAGACTCTTGGTCTTTCGCAAATCTCAAATTATTTGTATCTGTTGGCATAATAGCTTCTATCCAACGGTCAAATAATTTTCTTTCATAAAAATCATTAGTACACAAAAAAGAAAGTGTGGTTTCTGTGTACTGTGTTTGATATGGCACTTTATATACTGGACCATAAACCTTAACTTCTGTTGTACCCAAAGTTTTACCTGGAAGTTCAGCTGCATCACATTGCATTGATAGATAACGTGTGATTGCTGGATTGGATGACTTTGAATAACCTGTTGGTGATTGTCCACCAAACGATGAAGACAATACTTCACTCACATCAGTTGCAATTGTATTTGGTAAATTGATAATTTTTTCCAGCAAGCCAACTTCAATAAATTTGCCAATATACTCTGGTATTGGTAGAATTACCTGAAAACGATTTGGTCTAGCAAGACCATCCTTTGCCTTAATATTAGACAAGAATAAATTTGGAGCGAATGACATTAGAATTTCTTTCTTGAGTCGGAATATACTTTGTTTGTAGAAGCTCCAACAAAACTTTCCATTGGCAATAATGCAGCAATGTCCCATTCACCTGCTGAAATTTCCAGGAATCTTGACTGAACATGGTTAAACAGATATCTCTTAATGCAAGGTTGTGCCTCGAACAATTTAGATGCAGCTTTCAAAGTTTGATACGTTAATCGCAACCTTGTTGATGCGTCATACTTGTTATTATTGGCGTAATCACTTAATTTGTCTAAAAGAATGATGCGTTGCTTTGGGTGAATGTAGTGTAGATTCAGCCCTAGAAAACCGTCTTGGTAACGTTCTATTGGTAAAACCAATGGGAACCTGTCGTAATATGGCAACGAATCCTTCGTTTTCGGATCATAAAAGTAAAAGTACATTTTGCCAATAATGGTACCTTCTCTCAGTCTTGTCATGTCATTCATTAACGATTGTTTCGATGGTTTTAAATCCGAAACTTTCGAACGAAGCCAATCACGTGACTTTCGAGTACGTGGTGTTAATCCCTCTTTTTGTAGGGATGCATTAATTCTATCTATTAAATAAGCCATGCCGTATTTATACTAGATGCCTAGTTCTTTTTCAGTTATGATTTGAAATTGCCAACCGTGTTCTCGGCAAAAGATATCGGCAGCTCTCCACTTTTCTTGATTTACCGCATATGTTGCCGCCTCTTGGATAAACCTTTGTGTCTTACGTTTCTGCACTGGCATCTTCGTTTGTGAATACGGCTTAACCTCCCACAAATACGTCATCACCAGACCGTCTTTCCGCCTGACCTTGACGATGAAATCTGGAAAGTAACGATGCATTTTTTGGTCAATCGGACTTCTATATGGAATGGGCAACTCTTCCGACCCCCACCAAATTACACCCGGATTGTCATCAAGGTATTTCATCACCATCTTTTCCCAACTTGAACGATAAATTATGTTTGTTGGGTCACCTTTATATTTTTGGGGGTTCTTAGGTTTGAATACACCTTTGTAGGTTTGTCTGGTCATTTGGTATAAATAATGAGTAATAACTTAGGGTATATATGGCACTATTCACGCTTACAGACATACGCTTCAACTCGGATAAAAACCGAACATCCAATAATAGGATAGTTGAAGACAAATATAAGATTAACACTTTGCGTTATCCATTGGATTTGGGTGAAGTGGATAAAGGTCACTATATGGTCTTGCATATTAATGAGCAGAAAAGAACTCAATTTCCAGGTTCAACTGTTGATGATGAAACTACTGCTGTAAGGAATAGACTTGGATTGAATCGTTTTAATGGTGGCGCAGCCGATTTTATTTCAGTCACACAAGGTGCTATAACTGCCGCTTCACAGGTTGATCTCACCAAAGTTGCCAAGCCTTTACTCGACAAATTAAATTTGGGTGGCGCAGCGGATGTTATTGGTGCTGGCACTGCTGATGCAAGGCAACTTATTGCTGATAATGCTGGAACTTATGCTAAAACCGGCCTCAGAACAACAAAACGTACAACCGACACGATTGCATTATACATGCCAGATACATTAGCATTTTCTCAATCACAGAACTTTGCTGGACTCGATCTTGGTGGTGGATTGGCAGCAACCTTAGGCGCAGGTTATTCTGGAGTACAAAATATGCTCAGTGGTGATATGAGTAATACAGATAAAGCAAACTATGCGCTTAAAAATGCAACACCATTTGTTTTGAATGCTTTAGCTAACATAGCTGGCCAAGCTGGTCGTGCTGTGTTTGCTGGATTTACTGGAACAACTGTTAATCCAATGATGGAAGTTGTTTATTCTGCTCCAGAATTTAGAAGTTTTCGTTTCGATTTTATGTTTTATCCGAGAAGTAGTATTGAGGCGAAAGAAGTACAAAATATTATACAAAGAATTAGATTTCACCAAGCGCCAGAAGTACTAGGTAATAATTCAGCTGGTGGACTAGGTGGTTATTTCTTAGTGCCGCCTTCGGAATTTGATATTAAATTCTATTATAATGGAACGGAAAATCCAAATATTCCATCAATTTCAACTTGTGTTTTACAAACAGTTGATGTTGATTATGCACCAAATGGTTTTGCGGCATATGAAGTTCTTGAGGACAGAAATATACCAAAATGGGGTTCAACTGGTATGCCAGTAGGCATTAGGCTGGG